CAGGTAGGCACCGCCCAGGTAGGCACCGCCCAGGTCGGCACCGCCCAGGTCGGCACCGCTCAGGTCGGCACCGCCCAGGTTGGCAGCAGCCCCCGCGGCCTGCTCCAGCGCCACGCGGGCAATCAGCCCGCTCTCGGTGCCTTCGGGCACATCAGCCGTGAACAGCACGGCGCCAGTCCATCTGTTTTTGATCTCGTGCTTCAAGGCTCTCTCCCTGTCTTCTCACCGGGTGGTGAGGTGTTGGGAGAAATATAAGGCATGCCTAATAACAATTCAATAGGCATGCCTAATTTTATTTGTAACGAGCAAAGAAAAACCGCCTAGAGGCGGCTGGGTGGGATAGTAAAAAGCCACCCGGAGGTGGCTTTTTTGGCAGGCTATGCCGTATTTTCAGGGCGACAAAAATCTATCGGGCGTTGGCCGAATCCAAATTGGGCTAGGATTCGTCTCTTCATCGAAAGACACTCTGGCTTCACATCCTTGCCTTCTGCGGCGTCTTGCTCATCCTGGCAAAGTTGGGTAAGCCCTCGTAGGTGCGGAGGTTCATCACTTTCCACTACATGGAAGTCGTGCCGAAGCCGCTTCACTTCTTCTAACGTTCCTTCAGCCAGCACAGCTTGGGACAAAAGGGCGTTAAAGCGGTTGGCCAAACTTCCATGGTTGCTAGCCATGCCAGGGCAGTCCACTACGATGGTCGCGATGGTAAACACGCCACTGATGATAGCGGCAGCCAACGTAAACGCGTTGGCGTCGAACCCAATAGACGCAAGCGCAATCAACGATACTGCTTTTGATGACGCGTCCAACACACGAAAAAAACTCTCACGCTTGCGGTGATAGCTAATACTGAATTTTGCGTCGTACTGGATATCGTCGATTGTGTCGCTCATCCGCCTATCGTCCGTTAGAACCACCCCCAGATCCGCCGCCGCTGCCTCCACCATCACGGCGGGGTTGAACGCGCGAAACGGTGGTGTCGCTTCGTTCTATTCGTTCCTGTACCTTTCCTGGAATGTAGATCGGGCGGTGGTCTTGCCCCAGCCCGCTGTCGCGGGTTGGCACTGGGGGTTTGGTGTTACCGCCCGAGCCGGGTTTCGTTGCCATTATTGCCTCTCCTGTATGAAAACGCTATCGGCGTGTTCGGCGCCTGTTGTTGAACTTCCAATTCATGTATCGCACGTCATTGCGCAAGCATGGTTCCGCTTGTGTTTGCGCCTGACGGCATTCACGGCTCGCCTCGTCATCCCGAATCCTGGCGCTCATAGGGCGGCCGTCCTCGCAGTCCGCCGAGCGCTATCGCAACTGGGGCGGCTCCCTTCGATCAGGTCTGCGACGATTCCGCATGACTGTAGGTTCGGCGTCCAAGAAATCCGGCACACTGTAGGCGCTGAAGCTTCGCGCTGGATGAGGCATGGCTGGTGGTGGCGATTCCTGTTCATCCAGGAATGCTCTCCGAAATGCCATCGGGTTGGATATGCCTGTGATAGGCGCCCGGGGGGACCCAGCTCCCGCCAGCACGATTGATCCGAAATTAAAAATGCGGCCCAGGATGCCCTGGTCGACCTGCACACTCTCAATCTTCTTGAGACTGAGCTCTACTGTGCTTCGACTGATGAATCCCGTCTTGGATATCACTCTTCGATTAGTGATGGCCAGCTCCGTAGAGATGTACCGGATGTAGAGCAATAGAAAGACGAGTAGCCCGAGGCCGTACGCCGCGATCAAGATCGTGCCAACGATGATTGACGGGACCATGCACCATATGCTCAGTTGTCCCTGGTAGACAACATGCTCGTTGGGCATCAGGCTCTTCTGGACGTAGCTCATTGCTGTTGCCTTCTATGTAGTGGAACACAAAGAATCGTTTTTCTCATTCCGTCACATCTTGGTTAAAAGCTCTCCGCAACAGGGGACAAGCGATAGGTGCCGAGGATCAGGCGGCTTTTTCCTCACCGATGCTTTTGGCCGGCGGCGGCTCCCCGTATGCATCAACCTGGCGCGCGACCCATTCTTCGATGCCGGCCCGCTGCGCCTCAGACAGGGCGAAGTACCGGTGTTTGGATATTTTCGGGAAAGGCCAATCGGAATCAAGCCTCCGTTCTTTTGGCAAAACCCCGTCAGCCAGCCATGCCTCGCTCACGTTCAAGAGTTGGGCGACGGTAACTAGATTTGCGCCCTTGATGTTTTTGGTTTTCCCGTTCAGCCAGTCTGCGACAGAGGGAGGTTTGATGCCTGCCGCGCGCGCGACTTGGACCTGCTTTATGCCGGCCGCGTCCATTGCCTCTCTGAGGCGTTCCGCAAGAGTACTCATTCGGCAATCCTAATGGGAAGTGAGTTAGGCATGCCTGTGTTTTGAGTTAGGTGAAACTTGACTGTAAGTAAGGTATGCCTAATAATTGGTGCATGGATACCAAACACCCCGACTCCGACATCATCGACCGCCTGGGCGGTACGGCGGCCGTCGCCCGCCTGTGCAAGGTCAAAGACCCGTCCGTTTCGGACTGGCGAAAAGGCGGCATCCCGTCCGCGCGGCGCATGTTCTTGGAAACCATCCGGCCTGACGCGTTCACGCCGCCTGAGCCCACCTCCGCCCAGCAGGAGGCGGCGTAGATGGATGCCTTTCTTGCCGGCATCGGCGCCGCCGTGGTGGGCGCCGTCATCGGATTCTCGGCCGCGAACGCTGCCATTACGTGGGTCGAGCGCTGGCTCGCCCGCCGGGAGGCGGAATGATGTCGGATTCGTCATTGGGGCCACGTGAAGCTGACCTTGCAGCTGGGGCATTCGAGGTAGCGCATGCCGCCCAACAAGCTTCGACGCTGCAGGACGACCTTGTCCTTTCCGGGCCCGTCGAAGCACTTCTGACAGACGTAGTGATCCGGCTCCGTGAGTCCTGGGTCGCCGGTCCCGCTAAGTGCTGGGGGGGGATTCACCCGATAAGCGAATTGGCCGTCACTGATGGCGACAAGCGTGTAGCGGCCGCGCTCTGCGAGGGCTTCTTTCAGTTCTCGCAATTCCTGTGCGGTTTGGAATTTCTCTTGCTGCAGCGTGTTCAAGGTACTGCTGAGTTCGAACAGACGTTGCTGGGCGTCGAAAAGCTTTTCGTTCATGGCCACAACTACTTTTTTCGCCTCGGCCGCATTGCTGAGGCCGAGCGCATTCTTGCCCAGATCGATGGCTCCATTGATGGAGCTGACAGCAGCAGCGATGACAGAAAAGTCCATTCGGGTTCCCCCAACGTAGAAAAGGGCTGTGTGAGAACTCCCGATTCTACGTTGCGTGGGAACCACGGCGGGGAGGGAGCATGACCTCATCAATGCACCGTCGCGCCGATGCGGTCGTCGGTGGCCCAGGCCATGCGGTCGCGCTCGATGCGCAGCTCTTCAAAGATGGCCAGCACCGCGGCTTCGCTCGGGTCCACGAAGGTCCGGCGGGCGATGTTCTGGGCGTTCTGCAGCAGCTTTTCGGTCTCGGTCATTTCCCTTTTTCTCTTTCTCGTCATGGATGTATCAGATGAGTACCCAGCCAGTTTCCCCTGAGCAGCTTGAAAGCACACGCAAGACCGCTGCACGCCTTCACGGCGAGATCTTGCGGCGGCTTGCAGAGTTCACCCAGGACCGTGCAGCCGATTTCATGGGCACGTCCGCCAGTACCGTGAGCCGCGCCAAGCAGGATTTGGAGCAGGTGTGCCAGCTGATGGCGGCGATCGGGATGCAGGTGGCGCCGCTGGACGCCGTGGTGGTCGACCGCGAGGACCTGCAGGCGTTCAAGCGCATGGCCTACAAGTACCTGCAGTCGGACCTGGAAGGCGAAGGGAGAGCCTGACATGCGCCAGCGCCTGCACAACCCCCGCACGTTCCTGCTGGTCGGCGTCAGCCAACAGGCCGCCGCGCAGACGTTCCTGGCCAACTTGCCGCTGGATGCCGACGAGCCACTGGAAGTGGTGGTGCGCGAGCGCGTCAGGCCGCGCAAGATGAGCCAAAACGCCCTGATGTGGGTCGGGCCCCTGGCCGACATCGCGGAACAGGCCTGGGTGCATGGCAAGCGCTTCACGGCCGAAGCCTGGCACGAGCATTTCAAGCGCGAGTTCCTGCCCGAAGAGTTCGACCCCGAACTGTGCCTGGATGGCTACGTGAAGTGGCAGATCACCCCGCGCGGTGACCGCGCGCTGGTGGGCAGCACCGCCATGCTGACGGTCAAGGGCATGGCCCAGTACCTGACCCAGGTGGAAGCCGCTGGCGCCGAGCTGGGCGTGGAATTCCGCACACGAGAGGCCCGCTGATGCTGCGCCGCTCGCCCCTGACCCGCAAGACCCCGCTCAAGGCCACCACCGGCCTGCAGCGCACCTCATTCAAGCGCCACGCGCCCAAGAAGCGCACGGGCCACGAACCGAAGTACCTGGCCGCATGCCGCGGCGAACCTTGCTACCTCCAGATCCCGGGCTTGTGCCGCGGCGCGTGCGAGCGCGACACCGTGGTGCCGTGTCACGCGAACTGGAGCGACTACGGCAAGGGCATGGGCATCAAAGCCACCGACATCTACACCGTTCCCGGCTGTGCGCGCTGTCACGCCAGCCTTGACCAGGGCATGACCCTGACCAAGGCCGAAAAGAAGGCCACCTGGGAATGGGCCTACACACGTTGGGATGAGGCGCGCACAAAAAAGCTGGGCCTGCAGCTCGGGGAGGCCCTGTGAATCAATCCCGCAGTTTGGTGTTGTCCCACTTCTTGTTCACAGAAATCGTCAAGCGCGACGCTTCCATGTGGCCGTCGAACATGAGGTCGTCCCCAGCTTCAAACGTCAGGCCGCTGATCTTGACCTTCACGCCACTGCCGAGCAGTTTTGCCAAGCCATCGCCCAGCGCTTTTTCGATTGAACTGATGGGGTGGTCCTTGAGGACGTTGTCAGACATTCGAGACTCCTTAGTTGGGTGGACGGTTAGTTTCGCACAGCGTGGCGGTATGGAAGGGCGCTTATGAGCTACGAGGTCATGAAGGCCTGCCGGCCCCTGCAGATGCCTTCCTCGCCGAAGGCGGTGTTGATGGCGCTGGCCGACTATGCCGATGAGGCCGGCTCGGCCTGGCCGTCGATCCCGACGCTGTGCGAGTACACGTGCCTGTCCGAGCGCACCGTTCACGCCGCCATCAAGTGGCTGGAACAGGCCAAGGTGGTGGTGGCCGACCGTGCCAATGGGCGCCATACAACCTACGTTGTAGATGCGAATTCCTTCCAACAACCCCTGCAGCAGCTGCACCCCCGCAGCAGCTGCACCCCCGCAAATGCCGCAGTAACCACCGCAGCTACTGCGGGGGTACCCCCGCAAATCCCGCAGTCACCCCCGCAGCAGCTGCGGTCTAACAACCAAGAACAACCAAGGGAACAACCAGGAACAACCAATAAGCGCGTGCGCAAGCCGAAGGACTCGGGCTTCGACGCGATGACGGTCGACCTGCCGGACTGGCTGCCAACGGAAAGCTGGGAACGCTGGGTTCGCCACCGCGTGCAGCTGAAAAAGCCGATCACCGAGGAAGCCGCGCGCCAGCAGATCGAGGACCTGGGCACCTTCCGCGGCCAGGGCCACAAGCCGGACGACGTCATCCGGCACTGCATCGGCAAGAGCTGGCAGGGCCTGTTCCCACCGAAGCAAGCCTTCGGGCAACGCGCGGCGCCCGCCGTGAGCGAGGCAGATCGCCGTAAGCAGGAATTCCTGCGCCTGGCTGGGCAGGGTGGCCAGGACAACTTCACCTTCGACATGGAGCAGGCCTGATGCACAACCGCGACGTCTCCGCCTTCGCCGAGCTGCTGGCCGGCGTCTTCGATGCATACAACCGGCTGCCACCGCAGCCGACCACACAGATGCTCTGGCTGCGCATGCTCGAGCCCTACGAGTTCCCAGCGGTGAGCGCGGCGTTCTCGCAGTACGTGGCCAACGAGGCCAAGTTCCCCCCGACGCCGGCGCAGATCCTGGCTCTGCTTGGGCACGGCACAGGCGACAGCCGGCCCACCGCTGACGAAGCATGGGCCACCGCGCTGTTGTCGCGCGACGAGGCGGAAACGGTGGTCTGGACGCTGGAGACGGCCCAGGCTTTCTCCACCTGCCGCACAGTGCTGGACCTGGGTGACGAGGTGGGCGCGCGCATGGCGTTCAAGGGCACCTACGACCGGCTGGTGGCGCGGGCCCGGCATGAGCGCCAGCCGGTGGCGTGGCAAGCATCCCTTGGTTGGGACCCCGACCGCCGCGAGCGCGCGCTGACCGCCGCCGGCACGGCTGGGCTGCTGGCGGCGCCGCACGTCGCCGCGCTGCTGCCGCCGCCTGATCCTTCGGGTGGCCTGGGCGATGACGCAGTCGCCGCCGAGAACATCGCGCGCCTGCGCGCGCTGGTGGCCGGCGCGCTGTCCCCGTCCGAGAAGCGCCGCCGCGAAGCTGAAGCGACTAGCCAGGCCGAGCGCGACCGCTTGGACGCCCTGAAAGCGCAGACCGCCGCGAAAGTCGCCCAGCACCAGCAAGGGGCCCGTGCATGAGCGCCTACGCCGAAGCCAGCGCCGCCGTGGGCGGCAATGAAGGCGGGGGCTATGGCATCTGCGCTGCCTTCGGCTGCTGCCTGCCGGGCACGATGAGCGCCAGCACCCAGGGCGCCAAGGACTGGCACTGCCGCCTGCACTTCGGCGCACCTCGCTCGGAATTCGACGACATCAGCGCCCGTGCCCAGAACCGCAAGGCCCTTTTCACCGCCGCCTACTGGCTGGTCAACCGCCCCAAGGGCGACACCGTCAGCCGCAAGGTGCTGGACCGCATCGAAGCCCTGGGCCGCGCAGACATCCTGGCCAGCGCCGCCAAAGCCGAAAGGCTCACCGCCTACCACCTGGGCGCCCACATGCTCCGCGTCCTGGGCGACGAATGCCGCCAGCCTCAGGCGCACATGGGCACCCCCAAACCCGCCGGCCAGGGATCGACCTGGTTGGATCACAACCAACCCGAGGAAGCCGACGCATGACCGCTTCACACAACCTCACCGAAGCCTACGACCCGATGGCCGGCACGCTGGCGAAGCGCGCCGAAGTTCTGGCCATTGCCTGCGGCGGATACGCCGTAACCGATTCGGACAGCTTCGCGCGCGCGGTGGCGCTGACCCTGCCGTACCCGATCAGCGCGAACCGCTACTGGGCCAGCCGGACGGTCACGCCGCGGGGAAAGCCGGCGTTCACCAGCACCTACGTCACGCCCGAGGCCAAGGCCTACAAGGCGCAGGTGCAGAAGCTGGCGCTGGTGGCCGGCGTGCGCAAGCCGATCGCCGGCCGGGTGCGGGTCGAGTTCACCCTGTACCCGAACCGCCCGCAGGACTGGCAGAAGCGCATGCGCAAGGATGGCGCGGCCTGGGACGACACCGTGCAGTGCCTGGACCTCGACAACGCCCAGAAGGTCGTGCTGGACAGCCTGAAGGACGTGGTGTTCCAGGATGACGCCTGGGTGCGGGAGATCAGCGCCCGCCGGGCCGAGCCGGATGAGTTTGGCGCGCGGCTGGTGGCTGTGGTCACGCCGCTGGCCGTCGAGCAGCCGCAGACCGACCTCTTTGGCGCCGTGGCGCAGGAGCGTGCAGCATGATTCCGCCAAAATCACTTGGGTGTACCAGCATCGGTGGCAACGCTACCGTCAGCGGGCGATTCCGGCGGAAGATATGCATCAAATTTCTCGGCGCGCGCAGAACTTGCTTCTTCAACGAGTGCGTCACTGGCCGCCCTTACTGGCGCCAAATACTTGGCGAGGAGTTTGATGGTATCCGCCCAGCTATTGGGATTGATCGCGAACATCCTTACGTGATTAGCGATCATTCCCAAATTTGCTGCCATTGCTGGGCTGTAGGTGAACACCTTCTGAAAATCGATCGAATCAACAGTGGCTTTGATTTCGATGTATTTGTTCCGCAGTCCAACGCTGTCGCCAGCGCTACTCTTAGTTTTCCTAGCGATCTCCGAAAGCTGGAAGTTGATTATCCCTACAAGGCCAGGAAGCGTCGCTACGTACAACTCTGCAGCCTGTTGCTCACGCGCTTCCAATCGAAGGTTATTTGCCGATGCGACACGAAGGGCAACTACAGCAGCAGCGAACGTTGCGACTGCTGTCACCCATCCTATCGTGATCGAACTTGTCAGAATATTGCCCAAGCCCGCGCAATAAGCTCCGATGAAGAAAAGCACAAGAAAAAGGATGAGGGTGCCGGCAATGAGCGGACTCCACTTGAGATACAAAGCCGCAGCGTCCCGGCCGAACTGACGCAATTTTTCCATGTTGGCATCCTCTTCATCGAATTGAGCGAGGGCAATGTAACCGAAGCAATGGGAGGTCGGCCATGACCTGGGGCCGCCAAACCGAGCGCGGCGACCCGCTCAAGGTGCTGGAGCGTCGCCAAGAACCGCCGCCAGCCCGCACGTGCGCGGGCTGCACAGAAATCCGCCTGATCACCAGTCCCTTCGGCGGCCGGCGCGTCCTGCGCTGTGCCCTGGGCGAAGAGATCGGCCAACGTTGTTCGAAGTACGAGGAGCATACCGCGCCATGACCATTCCCAAACTGCTGCTGGACCGCCTGCCGCTCGATTTCCACGAGCGCCTGGAGAACTGGGGGGAGGTGATGCGCAGCCGCGGCGGCTACGGCGTGTCGCCCACCTACGAGATCTGCCGCATGTTGGCCAAGAAGGCCGGCAAGCTGGCCGAAGCGGAGGAACCGCAGGAGGAGCTGGACGAGGCCGACGCTGCGTTCATCGAGGCGGCGTGGCGCAATGCCGTCTACCGGATGTTGCACCAACACCGCGAGCTGCTGCGGGCCCACTACGTCCAGCGCGCCTACTGGAAGGCCACGTGCCGTGCCCAGGGCATCAGGTTGCGCGAGTACGACGACATCCTGGTTCGCGCCGTGGGCAACTTCGAAGATTTTGTTGCGCAGTACGCAAGCCAGGTGCATAATCGGCGCCAAGACAACCTGACTACCGTCTAACGACGTGACCCGATGCCCATGGCGGGCGTCGTGCGTCCGCAAGAAACTAGCCCCGAGCGAAAGCCGGGGCTTTCTTCATGGAGCTTTGGATGCTTTTGGCTGTGTTTCTCAATGTGGTCAGCTGCATCAGCGCAGGGTTAGCTGCTTGGTTTTGGAGGAAGGCCGCCACGGCTTCGGTCAGTCCGGAACAGGCCGAAGCAGCGGAACGCTTCGAGGTCACGTTAAGCCGAGATCCCAATGCTGGCGATTGGGCCAGCGCGTCTGTGTTGCCCAAGGACGACAAAGGGAAGTTCTATTCGCTCGCGGAGACGCTTGCCTTGCAAGGTCGCTGGAATACCCGTGCAGCACTTTCCGCTTGCGTTGCCGCAGTCGGCCAGGCGCTCGTCTATCTTCACGGTTTGATCACGGCGTTGTCGGCCACGTAAGTCCTCCTTGTCAAGAATCCGCTTTGAGCCGCCTTCTGGCGGCTTTTTTGTTTCCAGAGAGCAGGGGCCAGAGAGAACCGTCCGCCGGGCCGCATGGGCACCGGCTGGCAGACGTCACGCTCCGGCCTCTGCTCTGTGGGAACAGCCGCCGCAATCGACCAGACAGCAGTGAGCCGCCGCGGCCGCTGCGCGCGGGGATGACCCCGTACCGCTGGCTCCGACCGGCGCCGCCCGTGAAGCCCCTATCGGTCCAACCAGCGCACATGCAGGTGCGCTAAGGGGTGGGCCCCACAACCGATAAACGATTTAAGCTTGGCCCGAGCCTGCCGTGCCTTGAGCGATTTCGAGGCGAAACGCGAACCAATGAGCAACGAGTAGAAACGCTGCCGTCAAGCTAAGAGTCGTTACCAGCATCCAGACCGGGGATATCGAAAAGTAATCCTTGGCTGCTTGAATGGCGGCTACGGCACAGCCCGATCCAAGCCCAAGAGCGACCGCCAGATCGATCGAAAGAAGTCGTTGTCGATGTTTGGAACGACGGGGAGCTGCCTTCTTAGGCAGCTCCCCCAATGCATCGTCAATGGAAGCTGCCAGATCATCATGACCTGCGAGCCCGTTTAAACGCGATCTCAACCGCCTGAGAATGATCGTGGAACTCGCGTTGTATCTCGCTGGCATGAGTGACAGCTCATAGACCGCAGATATTTGCAGATCAATAAACGGTCCCCCGGCTATGTCGTCGACCAGAAGTTGACGGATCAATTTGTGGTAGTGCGCAGTCTGCGATTCCTCGAGTTCGCGCCGACGTACGTCCAGATACTGCTTTGCGGTGAAGGCGAAGATGATGACTGCAATGATCGGAGAGATGTAATCAGGCAAGGGAACTCCATCCGGTTATTAGGTTTCGGAATGTATCATTATATTGGGGACGTTAGATGGGACGACCTTCGAAGCTGACGGACGCCCAGTGGGAGACGATTGGCAAGCGTTTGCTCGCCGGTGAATCCACGTCGGTGCTGGCGCGCGAATTTGGCGTTAGCAAAGGCGCAGTATCAAGTCGGTTTTCAAAACGCACGGAAACGATTAAATCCGTTGCTAATCAACTGGTTGCGGCTGACCGAGCGATGGCGAATCTGAACGTTTCTGAACAGATAGCCGCCCGTTCACTTGCCGATGACCTGAAGGCGATATCCGAACACCTTGCCGGTGCCGCGCGCTACAGCAGTGCCACGGCGCACCGCCTGGCACTGATAGCGCACACCGAGTCCGAAAAGATCGACGACGCCGCCCCGACCAATACTGAGAGCGTCGAGGCGCTGAAGGGTGTGGCGCTTCTGACCAAGATGGCCAATGCGTCCAGCGAGATCGGCATCAACCTGCTGCGGGCCAACAAGGAACAAATCGATGGGATGAGCCGCAGCGACGACGAAGCGCCGGCGGGCCTGGAACACTTCTATGGGGATTCAGTCGCCTAAACCAACGCTCAACCCAGCACTGCGTGAGTTCTGGACGCGCCCCGCGCGCAACCGCGTGCTGCACGGCGGGCGCGCTTCAACAAAGTCCTGGGATGCGGCGGGTTTCGCGACGTTCCTCGCCGGCCAGTACAAGCTGCGCATCCTGTGCGTGCGGCAGTTCCAGAACAAGATCGAAGAGTCGGTCTACACGCTGCTGAAGACCCAGATAGAGCGGTTTGGGCTGCGTTCGAAATTCAGGGTCTTGGACAACAAGATTCACCATCGCAAGACCAAGACGGAATTCCTGTTCTACGGCCTGTGGCGGTCCATCGACGAAATCAAGTCGCTGGAAGGCATCGACATCCTCTGGATTGAGGAAGCCCACAACCTGACCGCTGAGCAGTGGGAAATCCTGGAGCCGACGATCCGTAAGGCTGGGTCGCAGATCTGGATCATTTTCAATCCGAAGCTGGCCACTGACTTCGCATATAAGCGTTTCGTGCTGAATCCGCCGCCCAATACGGTGGTGCGCCAAATCAACTATGACGAGAACCCGTTTCTCTCGCAGACGATGCGCGACATCATCGAGGCGGCGAAGGAAGAGGACTACGACGAGTTCGCCCACATCTATCTGGGCGTGCCGCGCGACAGCGACGATGGCGTCATCATCCGCCGGGCGTGGATCATGGCCGCGATCGACGCCGACAAGAAGCTTGGCTTTGAGGCCGCCGGCGACAAGCGGATCGGCTTCGACGTGGCCGACGACGGCGACGATAAATGCGCCAACGTCTTCGCGCATGGGTCGGTGGTCTCGTGGGCCGACGAGTGGAAGGCCGCAGAGGACGAACTATTGAAGAGCTGCACGCGCACCTACTCGGCGGCGCGCGAGCGCGGCGCGGGCATCACGTACGACTCCATCGGCGTCGGTGCTGGTTGCGGCGCCAAGTTCGGCGAGGTCAACGAGGCGCGGCGCCAGGAAAGCGACAACCATCCGGTGCTGTACGAAAAGTTCAACGCTGGTGGCGCGGTGTTCGAGCCGGACGAGGAATACATGCCCGGCACGACCAACAAGGACATGTTTTCGAACATCAAGGCTCAGGCCTGGTGGCAGGTGGCCGACCGGTTCCGCAACACGTACAACGCCGTGCACCGTGGAGAGAAGTTCGACGTCGATCAGATGATCAGCATTTCGAGTGATTGCCCCCACCTGGAAAAACTGATCGATGAGCTCTCAACGCCCAAGCGCGACTACGACCAAAACGGTCGAGTGAAGGTGGAAAGCAAGAAAGACCTGGCAAAGTCGACTCGCAAAGGTGGGCCGGTCAAGTCTCCCAACATAGCGGACGCGCTCATCATGTGTTTTGCGCCCCGCGATCGCAGCCTGGAAGTCTGGGCGCGACTTGCTGCATAAGGAAAACCATGGGCCGTCGCTCATTCGGAAAGGTCGCGGCGCGTAAAGACGCCCCGGCCACTGTCACCGCGCCGGCCCGCGATTCCTTCGCCAACATCGAAGCGCGCGTCGGCATCCAGACGAACAATCAGGCGTCCCAAGGGCGCTACACGTTCGACCTGGTCAGCCGCAACCGCATCCAGATGGAGGCGGCCTATCGCTCGTCCTGGATCTGCGGGATGGCTGTTGACGCCGTCGCCGAAGACATGACCCGCGCCGGCATCGAGCTGGCAAGCGACATTGACCCCGACGACGTCGAGCGTATCCAGTCGACCATCGAGCAGTACCAGGTCTGGGACGCGCTGTGCGATACCGTCAAGTGGTCGCGGTTGTACGGCGGCGCCATCGCGGTGCTTTTGATCGATGGTCAGGACGTGAACACCCCGCTCAAGCTGGACACCATCAGCAAGGGACAGTTCAAGGGCCTGCTACCGCTCGACCGCTGGCTGGTGCAGCCGTCGCTGACCCATCTGGTCCGCGAATACGGGCCGGATCTGGGCAAGCCGGAATACTACGACGTGCTGATCGCCGCGCCCGCCCTGGCAGGAAAGCGCGTGCACTACAGCCGCGTGATCCGCCTGGAAGGCCTGAAGCTGCCGTACTGGCAGCGCATCGCGGAGAACCTTTGGGGCCAGTCGGTGCTGGAGCGTCTGTGGGACCGCCTGCTGGCGTTCGACAGCACCACCGAGGGCGCCGCACAGCTGGTCTACAAGGCCCACCTGCGCACCTACAAGGTCAAGAAGCTGCGCGAAATCCTGTCCATGGGCGGCCCGGCCGAGGCTGGCTTGATGAAGCAGATCGACTTCATTCGTCGCTTTCAGTCCAACGAGGGGATGACCCTCATGGACGCTGAGGACGAATTCGAGGCGCACCAGTATTCGTTCGCCGGTTTGGACGACGTCCTGTTGCAGTTCGGCCAGCAGATCTCTGGGGCGCTGCAAATACCGCTGGTCCGCCTTTTTGGGCAGTCCCCCGCGGGCCTGAACGCCTCGGGTGATTCAGACCTGCGCACCTATTACGACAACGTGGCAAACGGCCAGGACAAGCAGCTGCGCGCGGGCATGAGCGTACTGCTGGAGGTGATCCATCGGTCGTCGCTTGGCCGGCCGCCTGACGACAAGTTTGGTTTCGAGTTCCGATCCTGCTGGCAGCTGACCGACACCGAGAAGGCGGCGGTCGCCAAAGACGTCGAATCCGCCGTGGGGGATGCCTACGACAAAGGCATTATCGGCCGCAAGACGGCGCTGTCTGAGCTGCGCAAGTCGGGGCACAAGACAGGCGTCTTCACCATGATCACCGAGGAAGAAATTGATGCCGCAGACGACGAGCCGCCCGAGCCTGGCGAAGTCGACATACCTGGGCTCGATATCGGCCAGAACGGGGGACAAGCATCAGGGGCGCAAGCAGCCGCGCCGGCGTGACCCGGTCAATGCCCGGCGCGCGGAGGTCCAGTTTTCGGCACAACTGAAGAAGGTCGCCCGCAACATTGGGGCGATCATCGACGGCTTCCCGGCTGGTGACCCCGCCGCAGTGCCGCCCATCACCGCGATTCTGGAGTCCTACTCCCGGGCCTTGGATGAATGGGCGCGCGGCGCGTCGCTGCGCATGTTGACAGAGGTAAACCGGCGCGACCGTGACGCTTTCCTGGAGCGCAGCAAGGACGTATCGCAGGCGTTGCGCGCTGAGATCCGCGGCGCTGACACCGGCCGCGTCATGCAGTCCCTGCTGGCTGAACAGGTCGAACTGATCAAGTCCCTGCCGCTGGAGGCTGCTGAGCGCGTCCACAAGCTGACCATAGAAGGGTTACAGGACAGCACGCGCGCCGCCGAGATTGCCGAGGAAATCGGCCGATCCGGCGAGGTTGCCGAAAGCCGAGCCATGCTGATCGCCCGGACCGAAGTGGCCAGGACGGCGGCGAAGCTAACCGAGGCGCGCGCACTTTCAATCGGCAGTACGCATTACATCTGGCGGACGGTCGGTGACACCGACGTCCGATCCGGCCACCGGCACATGAACGGCAAGATTTTCGCCTGGAACGATCCGCCGATGGTGAACGAAGGCACGGACAAGCGGCCCGTCTGGATGCGGCACCACCCGGGCGAAATCTGGAACTGCCGCTGCTATGCCGAACCTATCTTGGCAAAGGAATGAGCATGCACACCACTGACCGAATGGCCAGCGGCTTCTACACGGTCGAGCGCCTGGGCGCGCGGCAGTCCGTCACGAATGACGGCTTCCTGCTGTGCGAGGGCGTGCCCATCGCGCGCATCGGCGAGCTGCTATATGCCGACGGTGAAGTTCCCGTCGAGCCAGGCCGGGACGGGATCATCCGCATCGAACGCACGCCCGATGAGGTATTCCGGCCGGAGACCCTGGCCAGCTTCGAAGGCAAGCCGGTCACGATGGATCACCCGGCCGAGTTCGTGACGCCGGACACCTGGCGCCAGTTGGCGGTCGGCATCACCCAGAACGTGCGCCGCGGCGAAGGGCTGGACGCGGACTATGTCCTTGCCGACATGCTGATCACTGATCGGATGGCCATCGACGCGGTTCGGTTCGATCCCAAGGAACCAGGAAAGAAGCCGCTGCGCGAGGTCTCGTGTGGCTATGACGCGGACTACGAACAGGTTGAACCCGGGCGCGGGGTACAGCGCAACATCATTGGCAACCATGTGGCGCTGGTAGAGCGTGGCCGCTGCGGCCCGCGTTGCGCAATCGGAGATAAGGAAATCGATATGAGCAAGAAAAAGATTACCTGGGACCGCATCCGCGCGGCCTTCAAGTCCAAGGACGAGGCCGCGCTGGAAGAGGCGCTGGGGGAGGCTGAGACCGCGGACGATGAGTCCGAGGAAGAGCGTAAGGCCCGCGAAGAAAAGGAGTCTTCCTCGAAGACCGGCGACAGTGCCACCCTGGCCGCGATCCAGAAAACGCTGGACTCAATGAGCAAGCGGTTCACGGACATGGAATCCGAGATCAAGGAAATCAAGGAAAAGCAGGACGACGACGGCAAGACCGGTGACACGGTGCTGGAAGCCGAAGAAGCCGAGCACAACGCCGCGGCCAAGGGCGAAACCTACACCGGCGACATGGCCACGGTTCGCTCCGGCGCCGAGATCCTGGCACCCGGCATCAAGCTGCCCACGTTCGACAGCAAGAAGGTCAAGACGGCCGACGCGGTGTGCGCATGCCAGCGCAAGGCCCTGGAGACGGCCTATGCGACCGACGAGGGCCGCGCCGCTATCGATCCATTCCTGGCCGGCCGCGCTCCCGAGTTCGGCACGATGGACGCGTCGTCGGTATCCACGATCTTCAACGGCGCGGCGGCACTGCGCCGCCACCAAAACAACACGTCCGGCGTGCGCAGCGGCATCAGCACGCGGGATTTCGGCCGGCCCTCCACGGTCAGCAGTATCAACGAGCAGAACCGCAAGTTCTGGGACGCCCGGACGGGCAACTAATAAGGAACCACCATCATGGTCGCATTTGTCTATCGCATGCCGTCCGGCATTCCGGGCGATGTCAGCCGTAAGGAAAACTCGGTCGTCGAGACCCAGATCCTGAACGCCTCCCTGCCGTTCTCGGCCTATGGCCTGGTCGGCAAGATGGCCGCGGGCAAGTTCGTGCCCTTCGCTGGAGGCGAGGCTGCCACCGACGCGTACGGCGTCTTGGTCCGCCCGTTCCCGACCAATTCGGGCACCGACGGCCTGGGAGTGGCGACGCCGCCCACGTCGGGCCCTGGTGACGTCCTGCGTCGCGGCTATATCACCGTGAAGCTGAACGGCGGCGCCACCGTGGCGGCCGGCAGCCAGGCGTACATCCGTGTCGCAGCAGCAGCCTCCGGCAAGCCTCTGGGCGGCTGGGAAGGCGCGGCGGACAGTACCAACACCGTCGCGATCAACGCCATCTTCCTGTCGGCCGCTGATGCGGACGGCAACGTCGAAATCTCCTTCCGCAACTGACCCCCATCACGGGAACGGGCCACCTACGGGTGGCCTTTTTTTCGCCCCTACGGAGCAAACATGAACCTGAGCAAAACCGAAATGGCGGCCGTGATGGATGCGACCCGCCGCCTGAAGCGTGCCCGCACCACGGACGGCATGATCACCTTTGACCGCCAGACGATCGATTCGGCCGGCGCCTTCCTGATTGGCGAACTGGAACGCCTCGACCAGACCCTGCACGCGCCGCTGGCGGCCGTGACCTGGTCCCGAGACATCGACCTGCGCGAAGATGTGTCGATCGCTGACGAAACCTCGTCGTTCACCAATTCCAGCTTTGCCGCCGCTGGCGGTCCTTCGCCCACCGGCAAGAGCTGGATCGGCAAGGACGCCAATTCGATCCAAGGCCTGGCCCTGGACATCGGCAAGACGGCCGGCCCGCTGACCCTGTGGGGCATGGAGCTGGGCTGGACCATCCCGGAGCTGGAATCGGCGCAGAAGCTGGGGCGGCCCGTCGACCAGCAGAAGTACGCCGGCATGCAGCTGAAGCACAACATGGACATCGATGAGCAGGTCTACATCGGTGATGCCACGCTGGGCTTGTACGGTCTGCTCAACAGCCCGAAGGTGCCGGTTTCCAACGCGCAGACCGGCAACTGGGCCACCTCCACGCCGCAGCAGAAGCTGGACGACGTGAACGAGCTGCTGAACAGCGCCTGGGCGGCGTCTGGTTACTCGGTCTGCCCCAGCGAATTGCGGCTGCCGCCCGTCCAATTTTCGCAGCTGGTCAGCACTCTGATTTCCAACGCCGGCAACATTTCGGTGCTGGAATTCCTGCGGCAAAACAGCCTGTGCAACAGCCTGAACGGCCGTCCGCTGAACATCCAGCCGATCAAGTGGCTGTACCACCGCGGCGCCGCCAATGCTGACCGGATGATGGCCTACACGAAGGACACGCAGCGCGTGCGCTTCCCGCTGGTGCCGCTGCAGCGTACTCCGTTGGAGTACCGCAGCATCTACCAGATGACGACCTACTTTGGTCGGCTCGGTGCCGTGGAGTTCGTGTACCCGGAAACCCTGGCCTATCGCGACGGCATCTAAGGAGAACGGCATGCCGAAGATCTACGTCAACCGCGAATTCACGCTGCAGCTGGGCGGTGAAAGGCGGCATTTCACGGTCGGCAACCACTCCGTGGACGCCGAAACCGCGAAGCACTGGTATGTCCAGGCCCACATCGGCGACGAGCCGGCGATGGATCCGGACACCAGCGCCGCGGCGGAAGCGCTGCTGGCCGACCTGCAGGACAAGGAAAAAGCCCTGGTGTCGCGCGCCGGCTCCCTGGACGCGCGTGAGACGGTCATTGCCGACCGCGAGCAGGCCGTCCAGGCGCGCGAAGCCGACTTGGCGACGCGCGAACAGGCTCTTGCCGACCGCGAGCAGGCCGCGCAGAATGCCCAATCCACCCCCAAGGATGACGCCAAAGCCTCGGGCAAGAGCACCAGCAAGTAAGGACCAACCATGGACGTAGCAAAGTTCCGCCAGGACTTCCCTGAATTCGCCGACACGACCGTCTATACGGATGGTCAGGTGTCGTTCTTCGGCGCCCTGGCGGAATCCTTGCTGCCCGAATGCCGGTGGGGAAACCTGTGGCCCTATGGCGTCGCCTTGTTCACCGCTCACCAGCTCGCGCTGGCCGCGCGCAGTCAGAAGACCGCCACGGCCGGCGGCGCGCCGGGGGCTGTGACGGGGCCGATGACGGCCAAATCGGTCGACAAGGTCAGCGCCAGCTATGACGCCGGCGTGGTGACGCTTGATGACGGCGGATTCTGGAATGCCACGACCTACGGCACTCAGCTGCTGTTCTATGCCCGCATGGTCGGCGCGGGTGGTGTCCAACTATGAGCATGACCGTGACGACCGACAAACTGGCGCAGGTGCTGGCCTCCATGGCGCAGTTGGTGAAGAAGGACGTGCTGGTGGGGATCCCCGACAGCGCGCCCGAGCGTGAGGAAGATACGCCGCTGTCCAACGCCCAGATTGGATACATCCTGGACAATGGGAGCCCGGTGGCGAACATCCCTCCTCGGCCCTTTTTGGTGCCTGGCGTCGAGAACGCCCAGGATGAGATCGTCGAGGACTTCCGCGGCGGGGCAAAGGCTGCGCTGGAGGGAAGCCCCGCCGGCGTCGAACGCGCTCTGGTCCGCGCCGGGTTGCGGGCGCAGAACTCGGTGCGTGCAAAGATCCAAGACGGCCCGTTCGAAGCCCTGGCGCCCCGCACGCTTGCCGACCGCAAGAAGCGGGGCCGAACCGGTGAGAAGCCGCTGCTCGATACAGGGCAGCTCCGCAACTCGGTCGTTTATGTTGTCCGCAAGAAATAGGTTCAACGATGCCTTTCCTCGATGTATCCGACGTGCTGCTAGACCCGGACTTCTTCGACTCGCTCGTCTGCACGCGCAACGTTCAGACGGTCGGGGACGACGGCCTCGCGGTGAATGTGGGCACGGACACGCCGTTCATCGGGGTGGTGACCGGCGATTCCGGCGATATCATGACCAGGATGGCGACGGGCTCGCGCGTGAAGGGTTCGATTCTGGTGGTGACGAAGTTCCGCTTGCTTGAGGGCGCGCCAGGCATCGATGCGGACATTGTGACGTGGGATGGCTCGCGGTACACCGTGACAACTGTCAACAACTACTCGCGGTATGGCGCCGGCTTCGTGGAGGCCTACTGCGACCTGATGCCGCTTCAAGGGGCTGGCAATGGCTAATTCCTCGGCAACTGGCGGATATCTCGCACCGGCGGTGGTATCGCCTCCCCTGACAGACCTGGACCTTGATCTGGTCTTCCAGGCATACGTCAAAGGGATCACGGGACTGCCGGGCGCCCTGGTAAGACCGCGCTGGCAGCCAACCGTACCGAAGGATCCGGAGATCGGCGTGGACTGGTGCGCGGTGGGCGTAACGCCGCGCACGCGCTCGCAGGACTATCCGGCCATCCAGCATGACCCGTCCGGGGACGGCCACGACCGGCTGACACGGCATCAGGAGCTGGAAGTCCTGGTGACGTTCTACGGGCCCAACGCCATGCGCTATGCGGACCTGCTGCGGGACGGTTCGTATATGCCCCAGAACGGCGAGCAGATCAGCGTGCAAGGCATTTCGTTCGTCGAGGCGGGGGATGCCATTGCAGCGCCAGAGCTGGTCAATCAGCGTTGGCTGAAGCGTTATGACCTGCCCATGCGCTTCCGCCGTGTGATCCGCCGCGATTACTCAGTGCTGAACCTGCTGGGCGCCGAGGCAACCATCCAATCGGACACGGGGCCTGGCGCGGAAGTCGTCGTACCGTAACTGTTCGAACAGAACCATTTCGAGCCCGCCACCGAGCGGGCTTTTTCTTTTCCGGAGTCATCCATGAGCCAAGGGCTTTCCATCAGCCGTATCGTCAAGGTCGACATCGTCATGTCGCCGCTCGCCGCCGGCACCCGTGATTTCGGCGCGCTGCTGCTTGTTGGCTCGTCGCCGGTGATTGACGTAAACGAACGCATCCGCGAATACTCCGGCATCGACGACGTGGCCAACGATTTCGGCACCACGGCGCCTGAATATCGTGCCGCAGTACTTTTCTTTTCGCAGTCGCCCCAGCCGAACCAGCTCTTTATCGGGCGGTGGGCACAGACGGCTGCCGCCGGCCTACTGCGCGGCGCGATCTTGTCGCCCGGTGACCAGGCGATGTCGAACTTCACGAGCATCACCACGGGCTCGATGAAGATCTCGATTGACGGAGCCGAAAAGACGGTTACTGCTGTCGATCTGTCGGCCGAGACGAACCTGAATGGCGTCGCCGCCAAGGTGACGGCAAAGCTGACGGGTGCCACGATGGTATGGGACGGCGTTAATAGCCGTTTCGTGGTGACCAGCGCCACGACGGGCGCGACGTCGACTGTGGGTTATGCGACGGCCAATACCTCGGGGGCTGACATCTCCGCGCTGCTGGGCCTGACGCAACCCCAGTCGGCTGTGCCGGTCCCGGGCATTGCCTCGGAAACCTATCTGGACGCAGTGCAGAAGCTGGCCGACAAGTCCAACGACTGGTACGGGCTGCAGGCGGCCGCCACCGGTATCACCGATGACGCCCATCTGAGCGTCGCAGCCTATATCGAAGCGGCGTCGCCCACCCGTATTCATGGCGTTACGACCCAGTCGACCGCAGTGCTGGATCCGACCATCACCACCGACATTGCCAGTCGGCTGAAGGCGGCCAAGTACAAGCGCTCGTTCTGCCAGTATTCGTCGTCCAGCCCGTATGCCTCGGCATCGATGTATGGCCGCGCCTTCACGGTCAACTTCCTGGGCAACCGGACCACGATCACCCTGAAGTTCAAGCAGGAGCCGGGCGTGACGGCGGAAACGCTGACCACGACGCAGGTGAACGCCCTGGAGGGCAAGAACTGCAACGTGTTCGTGAACTACGACAACGACACCGCCATCATCGAGCAAGGCGTGATGGCCAACGGGTACTTCTTCGACGAGGTGCACGGTACGGACTGGTTCCAGAACTACCTGCAAACGGCCCTGTACAACCGGCTGTACACCAGCACGACCAAGATTCCGCAGACCGACGCCGGCGTCAACGACCTGCTGACGGCCGCTGCCGCCGCCGCCGACCAGACGGTCGCCAACGGTCTGGTGGCGCCTGGCGTGTGGAATGCGGACGGCTTCGGGAATCTGAGCCGCGGCGACACGTTGTCGAGCGGCTACTACCTGTATGCGCCGCCCGTGGCCACCCAGTCCCAGGCTGATCGCGAGGCACGCAAGGCGCCGGTGATCCAGGGCGCATTCAAGCTGGCGGGCGCAATCCACAGCGTCGACGTCATCGCCAATTTCAACCGGTAATCGGAGCTCGCCAATATGGCTACCTATTCGTTCATCGACGTACAGGCCACGCTGGCCGGCCCGACCGGTGTGGTCAACATGGGGTACGGCGCCGCCACGGCGGAAGAAGGCATCACGATCGCGGCGGCTGCCGACAAGAACACCATGACCATCGGTTCTGACGGCGAAGGCATGCACAGCCTGCACGCTGACAAGTCCGGCCAGATCACGGTGCGCCTCTTGAAGACCAGCCCCATTAACCAGGCGCTGATGATCCAGTATGACGCGCAGACGCTGTCCAGCACGCTGCACGGCAAGAACGTGATCACGGTGCGCAACTCTGTGTCCGGCGATATCACCGTCGCCCGCGGTGTCGCGTTCAAGCGTGCGCCGGACCTGACTTACGCCAAGGACGGCGGCATCGTCGAATGGCAGTTCGACGCGATCAAGATCGATCGGAACCTGGGGACTTACAACTGATGGAAATCACTTTGAAGGGCCAAAACTACCGGTCGGGCCGGTTGAGCGCCATGCAGCAGTTCCACGTCGCGCGACGCGTGGCCCCGGCCCTGACTGGGCTGGTAGCCGCCCTGGGCGGCACGGCGCCGTCGCAAGAAGACTTCGCGAAGTCGTTGGCCCCTTTGGCCGACGCCGTCGCGCAGATGCCGGATGCGGACGCGGAATATGTGCTTGGCACGTGTCTGGCGATCGTCAGCCGGCAGACGGAGCCGAACACATGGGCACCGGTTTGGCGAGGCGGCCAGCCGGCGTTCGATGACATCGACCTCGGAACGATGCTGCAGCTGGCCGCGAAGGTCATCCAGGACAACCTGGGAAATATTTTCGGCGCACTCCCCGCGAGTCTTCCCGCCAAGTAGCGGGTTCGGGAGTGCGCTGGGAGTCGCTTCCAGGCGGTGAGGATTGGTTGTTGCGCCCGGTGATCAAGGGGCTGTGTCGATTCGAAAGCCTGAAGTCTGGCGAAATCGACCTGGCCGACATTGCGCTGATGAACGACGCGCTGGACGTGATGGAAGAAAACCGAGCGCACGCGCGGCAAATAGAAGAGACCTGATATGGCAGCCAGTGCAGATGTGATCAAAGAGTTTCTGGTTGGCCTCGGCTTCAAGATCGACGAGAAGGGCCAGAAGCGCTTTGTCGACACGATTGGCGCCGCTACGGTGCAGGCTGTTGCGCTGGGCGCCGCCACTACGGCTGCGGCCACCGCTGTAGTCGCGGGCGTTGCGAAGATCTCAGACAGCCTGGAGCAGCTGTATTTCGCCTCTCAGCGCAGCAAAGCGTCCGTCGAGACCATCCAGGCTCTGGACTTCGCCGCGCGCCAGTTTGGCGCAGGCGCGCGCGATGCGGTGGAATCGCTGGGCCGCTTCATGCGGTCTTCGCCGGGCGCCGCATCGTTCCTGCATGGCTTGGGCGTGCAGACGCAGACAGCCAATGGCAAGTTGCGTGACACCGGGGAGATCCTGGCGGATCTTGGCGCACGTCTCAAGCAGATGCCCTATTACCGGGCTAAGGCGTATGCCGACTTTCTCGGCATCGACGAGCGCACCCTGATGGCGTTGCAGGAGGGGCTGGGCGAGTTCAGCAGCCAGTATCGGGAGATGCTGCGCGCTGCCAACCTGGATTCCGACAAGGCTGCAAAGGCCGCGCACGGGTTCATGGTCGAGCTGCGCACGCTCGGTGCGGCAGCGGACATTCTCTTCAAGAAGGCCGGGTCGGCGCTCGCGGGCGGTCTGTCAGATGAGATTCGACGTTTTCGCCAGTGGATCGTCTCGAACTTCGATGACATCAGCAGCGGCATCGTCAAGGTAGTCCAAGTGTTGGTCAAAGCAGGCGAAATCCTGCTCGGTATCGCTCGGCGGATATGGGACACCGGCCGCACCGTCGTGGAATGGTTCCAGAACGCAGACCAATCGTCGAAGGATCTGCTGAAAACCATCGGGCTGATTGCTCTCGCCTGGCAGGCGCTGAGCCTGGCTATCACGACCTCGCCAGTCGGGCGCGTCCTCGCGCTTGTTGGTGCTCTGGCGCTTCTGTTTGACGATTACCAAGTCTGGAAGAATGGCGGAAAGTCGCTGATCGACTGGGGAAATTGGACGAAGGAGATCGACCAGGCCGTCGCGGCTGTCGATAAGCTAGCGGATGCTCTGAACAAACTGGCGAAGCTCCTGGGCTTCGACGACACGAAGAAGTACATCGACAGCTCGATCCAAGAAGCGAAGGACCTCGCGGGCATTGCCGAGAGGTTCTTGTCTGGGGACGGACCAGGCGCGATGCGAATCATTCGGGAGCGCCAAGCCCGGAATGCCGCAGCGCCTGGCGCCGGAGAGGCTCGCGGTATCAGGAACAATAATCCGGGAAATCTGAACTACGTCGGGCAACGTGGAGCCACGCGCGAGAACGGTGAGGGAAGGTTTGCTAAGTGGAAGACCGCCCGCGAGGGTTTGCAAGCTCTCGCAAATCAATTACGACTGGACGGATCAAGAGGGCTGGATAGTCTTCGAAGTTTGATCAGTAAGTACGCCCCTCCAGGGGAGAACAACACCGAGGCCTACATCCAGTTTCTGTCTGGCTTCATGGGTATAGATCCCAACGAGCGCTTTGATGTACAGACGGACCCGGCGGCCCTGTCAATGCTGATGCGGGGGATTATCCAGCACGAGAACGGATACAACCCGTATAGCCGTGACCAGATCGACGAGGCAGTCGGATCGTCAGGACTCGTAGGCGGCGCCGGCGCGCAGGTCAGCCAAAAGACGGAAATCAACATCCACGGTGTGTCCGATCCGCAGGCCGCCGGGCAGGCGGTAGCGCGGGAGCAGGGTTCGGTGAATGAGCGCTTGGTGCGCAACCTAAGAGGGGCGGTGCAGTGATAGGCGAAATTCTTTCGGACATCTTCTTGCGCACGCCGAGGGCACTAGGGGACATCATCCCCCAGGTTTCCCTTGAAGAGGTACACCGCGACGAGGTCGCCATCACCGACCATCCGGTCGAGCAAGGCGCGTCAATCGCAGATCACGCTTTCAAGATGCCGGCGGAGCTGGTCATCCGGTATGGGTGGTCCCAATCACGCGACATCTTGGACATCATCCGGGACGGTGGCCTGGTGAGCGTCGATGAGGTCTATCGCCGGCTCCTGGAAATGCAGGAACAGCGGCAGCCCTTCGACGTGCTCACCAAGCGCCGCGCCTACAAGAACATGCTGATCCGGTCGTTGCAGGTCACCACGGACCAGCAGACCAACGATATCTTGGTGGTCCAGGCGCAGCTGCGGCAAGTGATTATCGTCCAGGTGACGACTGTCAAAGTGCCTCCGAAGGTGGCCCAGGCATACCCAGTTGATACGGCGCCGCCCGTGGATTCTGGGGTCAAGCAGCCCAAAGAGGTCAACGAGAGCATTTTTTACAAGGCCGGATCGATCGGCGCTGCGATTGGACTATGACTGTTTACGAGATACCTCTATCCGCCGATTCCCAGCGGTTCACGATCACGCTCACGGGCGTGATTTACAACCTGGCGCTGACATGGCGCAGCGGCACTGGCTGGGTGCTGGACATCGCTGATGCGAACTCGGCGCCGTTGGTGTCCGGCATTCCGCTGGTGACCGGTATCGATCTACTCGGGCAGTTTCGCCACCTGGGGATCGGCGGCCGGCTGGTCGTGCTTGTGGAAGGCGACATTTCAGCCGTGCCGTCCTATGAAAATCTGGGCACTGGCGGAAAGCTGTACTTCATCACTGCGTGACGTCAAGCACTCGGTCAACGTTACAGAGGACCGGTGCGAAGTGGTGTGCGGTATGCCAGGAATATAGAGAAGCACAAGAAATACTTGCGCGTCCCCCCGCGACCTTCTTTACGAACTCGCGTTGGGAGCCATCAGAGATCGCCAGTTGCACTATGCCAGTAGCTTGAGGAGTGTTGCCGATATCGGTTGTGGAGGGAATTACTGAAATTTTTCTGTCGAGAATCAGTGCTGGGTACCTGACTTCGACTTCCTTTCCCCGTTGGATATCCACTCCGGTCAGCATTTCCAATCTGCCAGATAGGACGATAGGTTGGTCATAGCTGATGCTCTGGGCGTGCGTCGCGGCCATGGTCGTCGACATGGCCAGTGCAATTGTGATCAAAATAGTTTTCATGGAGTTCCCAGATGGCTGATCAATGGCTTCGCCAAGCGCAGCTGATTGTAAGCGACGATGTAGGCAATGGCCTCGATGTGTCTGCACTGAGGATCAGGTTCGCAGTATCTCGAGGCGATATCCGCACCCCGCATCGTGCGAGCATTCGAGTGAACAACCTGTCCAGTCAGACGGCGCTCAGGGTCAGGGACGAATTCACGCGCGTGCAGCTGCAGGCGGGCTATCCCGGCACGCTGAGCACAATCTTTTCTGGTGACATTGTTCAGAAGCGGCTGGGACGGGAGGACGCGCTGAATACGTACCTCGATCTGGCCGCCGTGGACGGCGATAAGGCATACAACTTCGGCGTCATCAATACGACGCTTGCGGCGGGCTGGACGTTCCAGGATATGTATGAGGCGATTTTGAAGGCGTTGAAGCCTTATGGAATCAGCCCCGGCTTCGCACCGGAGTTTCCGAGTACGGCGGGCCCGCGCGGTAAGCCGATGTTCGGCATGGTGCGGGACCACTTGCAGGGGCTAGCGCAAGCGCTGAACAGCAGCTGGTATGTGCAAGACGGCAAGCTGAATATTGTGCCCCTGTACGGATACATCGACGGCGAGGCGACTGTCCTGACGTCAAAGACGGGGATGGTGGGCATGCCGCAGAAGAACTTGAACGGTGGCATCAGCGTGCGGTGCCTGCTGAATCCGTCAATCGCGCCGGGGCGCCTCATCCAACTGGATAACGCATCGATCCAGGATGCAGTGATATCCGTCGATTACACGGCGGTCAATTTCGTCCCCCAGACGGACGCTGATGGGTTCTACCGCGTGCTTGCGGTGAACCACATAGGCGACACCAGGGGCCAGGAATGGTATTCGGAAATCGTCTGTCTCGCGCGTGACGATCCACGGCCGCCGAATGCGGCGTTATTGGGGTTTGTGAATGGATAGCCGAGAGCGGTATAGCGACCCCGAGGAAGCCTTGCGCGCGGCCTTCAGGGGCATGCGCGCGGGGGTCTGGACATCCCTCCCGGGCATCGTTCAGGGGTTTGATGCAGCAGAGGGGACGGTCTCCGTCCAGCCCGCTATCCAAGGCGTGCAACAGGCTTCTGACGGCGGAGTGGCGGCGGTGGAGTATCCGCTTTTGGTTGATGTGCCGGTTTATTTTCCGCGCGGCGGCGGCTGCACGCTGACCTTCCCGATTGCTTCGGGCGACGAGTGCATCGTGGTTTTCTCCGCGCGCGCGATCGATGCGTGGTGGCAATCCGGCCAGGTGCAGGCGCCGACAGAGCCGCGCATGCATGACATGGCCGACGGATTCGCTCTGGTGGGACCGTTCTCCCAGGCGAGGATGATCAGCAACGTCAGCACCACAGCGACGCAGTTGCGAAGCGATGACGGATCGACCTTCTTCGAACTGAATCCTGCGACGCAGAAGATCAAGATCGTCGCGCCTGGCGGCCTAGATGTCACAGCCCCGCTGTCGACGTTCTCGGGAGCCGTAACGATCAATGGCCTGTTGACCTGGACGGCCGGCATGATCGGCTCGATCGCCAGCGGGGTCGCCACGACGATCTCCGGGGCGATCAACTTCATTGGCACTCTGACGTCGAACGGCAAGGTGATCGATGACCGCCATACCCACAAAGGCGTACAGACGGGCAGTGGTAGTTCCGGCTCGGTGAACTAGGAGCGGTGATGCGATATCGAAAACTGACGACTGACGGAGATTACTCCTTCGGCCAGAAGCAGGCCGACTTTTACCGGGATTCTCCCGAGGCCGTCGGCCAAGCCGTGCTGACGCGCCTGGAACTGTTCACCGGCCAGTGGTTTCTGGATAACACCGAGGGAACGCCCTGGCGCACCGACGTGCTCGGCAAGTACACGCAGGACAGCTATGACAGCGTCATTCAGGCGCGAATTCTGGATACCCAAGGGGTCACCCAGATCGATGCCTATTCAAGCACCAGGAACGCCGACACGCGCACGCTATCCGTGGCCGCGACCATAAGCACGGCCTACGGCCAAACCACCATTACGACGACACTATGATCACCAGCACCGCCGCGGTCATTTCCGCCACCGGCATTTCGGCGCCGTCGTATCAGGAAATCCTGGACTTCTTGAAGGCGCAGTATCAGGCCATCTTCGGCGCCGACGTCTACCTGGAGCCGGACAGCCAGGACGGTCAGTTCCTGTCGATTATTGCGATGGCGATCAACGACACGAACAACGCCGCGATCCAGGTCTTCACGTCGTTCAGCCCGTCCAGCGCCCAAGGAATGGCGCTCTCCAGCAACGTCAAGATAAACGGCATCGCGCGCGCGGTCGCTTCGTTCTCGTCCTGCGACGTGGTCATCGTCGGCCAGGCCGGGACGATCATCAGCGGCGGCGTGGTTCAGGACGACCTGTTGCAGAACCGATGGAATTTGCCCGCAACCGTGACGATTCCGCTGTCTGGGCAGATCACGGTCACTGCAACGTGCGCTGCTATTGGCGCGGTCAATGCGGCCGCCGGTTCGCTGTCGAAGATCGCCACCCCGACGCGCGGCTGGCAGACGGTGACCAACCCCGCCGCCGCCACGCCTGGCCAGCCTGTCGAACGGGACGGCACGCTGCGCCGGCGCCAAGCGGTATCGGTGGCACTGCCGTCGCGCACAGTGCTGGAAGGCACGATCGGGGCGGTGGCGGCGGTGGATGGCGTCGTGCGATATCGGGCCTACGAGAACGACACGAACGCAACCGATTCCAACGGCATCCCCTCGCACAGCATTTCGATGGTCGTGGACGGCGGTGACGCGCAAGCGATAGCCAACGCGATCGCGGCGAAGAAAACCCCTGGAACCGGAACCTATGGGACCACGACTGAGATCGTGACGGATATCTACGGAATCGCGCATTCGATCCGCTTCTTCCGGCCTGCGAATGCGCCGCTGACGGCGGCCGTGACCATCAAGGCGCTGACCGGGTATTCGACGACGGTGGGAAATGCTATCAAACAGGCCATCGCGGATTACGTGAACGGCGTGCAGATCGGCGGCGGTGCCAGCGGGTCAGTCGAATGGGGAGACGCGATTACTGCGGCAAACTCCGTGGGCGGCGGGGTGGTCTTCAAGCTGGCAGCACTCACGCTCAGCGGTCCCAGCGGCGCGGGATCTCCCGATGTGGCTCTCGCATTCAATCAAGCGGCCAGCATGACTGCGGCAAACGTGACGCTCACGGTGACCTGATATGGCAGATGTCGAAAAGTACCTGAACCTGATCACGGCCTTCCATCGTGGAAAGCCGAAGTTCTCGGCGATGGTAGAAGCGGTCGCGCAGTGCTTCGTCGGAGCGCAGGACTGCTATGGGACGATGGTGCCGGCGTACGACCTTGATGATGCGGTCGGTGTGCAACTAGATGCAGTTGGGGAGTGGGTGGGAATTTCGCGCAACGTGCGGACCCCACTGGAGGGTGTTTATTTCTCGTTCGATGTCGCTGGCTTGGGCTTCGAACAGGGCGTATGGCAAGGCCCGTTCGACCCTGATACAGGCGTCACTTCCTTGGACGATGAGACCTATCGGGTCCTGATCCGCGCCAAGATCGGAGCCAACCACTGGGATGGAACGTTGGAAGGTTCTGCTGAGATCCTGAATTTCATCTTTGGTGGCACCAACACTTTCGTATTCATTCAAGACAACGGAGATATGTCGATCGATATCGGTATCGCCGGTTCGCGTCCTTCTGCGGTATTTCTGGCTTTGCTGACAGGCGGATACATCCCGATCAAGCCCGAGGGTGTGCGCGTGAACTACTACATCGTTCCCGGTGTGGAAGGGCCCTTGTTCGGCTTTGATGTGGGAAATCGGTACATCGCGGGCTTCGATATCGGAGTCTGGGGCGACCTCATACAACCATAGGAGATGGCAGTGGCTATCAATCAGATTCTCCCGTTCGGGACTGGTGCCGGAGCGAATGTTATGACCCCTGCGGACTACGCCGCGCTTTTGGCGCGGGCCTCAGGCTTTCAATCCGGTGTGGCCAAGTCTAAGGAGGTGAACACGCCGCTTCGGCAATCTGCCTTCGTGGCTGCGATGATCGGTCAGTTCATCGCGGACAAGGCGGGAGTCGACGTTCTTGACGATGGTGACTTACCTGGCCTGGTTGCAGATTTTTTGTTGGCGCTCAATGCGCAAGTGCAAGCGCGAGTCGCTTCAACCGCCCAGGCCCAGGCGGCGACGGACGATACGGTGCTGATCTCGGCGAAGAAGCTCGCTGACGCGTTTTCCGGCCCCAACCAGTCCTTACTCGCTAACGGGTTTCAGCGTCTTCCCGGAGGCTTAATTCTGCAATGCGGGGATGCGCTGGTGTCTGCGAGCAACGTCCCGACGGTCGTCAATCTGCCGATTCCATTCCCGGTCGGGGGGATGCAGCCGATCTGCTGCCCCGGAGGGTTGGTGGCGTCCGGTGTCTCGTTCGGGGCGGCGATCACCAGCACTAGCCAGGTGACTCTGTGGCAGAGCGGCACCAACCCAATCACCATGCGCTACTACGCCCTTGGGCGTTGACCGGAGATCTCCATGCAATTTTTCTATTCCGCATCCGCGAATGCTTTTTTCCCTGACGGATTGCGCGCTGATTACGAGAGAAGCGGAACTTGGCCTTCTGACGCGGTGGCTGTGCCGGATGCCCTTTATATGCAATTTGGTTGTGGCGAGGTGCCCCACGGCAAGATCCGTGTGTCTGGTTCTGACGGGATGCCGATGTGGGGTGACGTTCCGCCCCTAACGCCGGAACAGGCTCTGGTGGCAGCATCGACCAAGTTGTCGTCGTTGATGGCGCACGCGACCGCAGCGATTGCGCCGCTACAGGATGCCTCGGACCTCGGCATCGCGACGGATGCAGAACTGCAGGCGTTGACAACCTGGAAACGGTACCGAGTCGCCCTCAGCCGGCTCCCCAGTCAAAAGGGCTTCCCGCTCGACGTTGACTGGCCCGAGCAACCTAAATAGCACGCCCGCTTCGGCGGGCTTTTTTTCGTCCATAGGGGACTCGCTTGAACCTCCAAGACTTCGACGCCTTCGCAGCAAAGTTCGCCGGCATGCTGGGTGCGGCCGTTTCCATGCGCTACCTGCAGGGATCTTGGCCTGCTCGGCTGAGCATGGCCGTCAGCGGATCGTTGGTGGCGTATTACACCGCACCGTACTTGTCGCTGCTGCTGGGAATTCCGGAAGGCCTGGCCGGATTTCTTACTGGCATGTTCGGCATGGCCATCGTGTCGCGCGCCTGGGAGGCCGTCCAGGCAGCGCCTATCGGTGCACTGTGGCAGGCCGTGATTGACCGCGTGCGCGGCAAAGGGGCGTGACATGGACAGCACCATCTACTTGACCCTCTGGGCCGTGTTGGCCTTTGTGAGTTGGCTCATCGTCGCCGGCGGCGCGGTGCTGGCCGTCTTCTCGCGCTCTATCAAGGACACCACGTTGGAGCGGATCGGCTTGGCCGCGGTCAGCCTGACCGCCACCGGCGCCGCGTGCCGGATCTTCATGGCCGGCTGGGCCAGCGCCGGCGATGCCGCGCTTGCCGCGTCGGCCGCCTTCTACGTTGCCGCCGTGACGGCAAAGCACATCAGGAAACCCTCGCTATGACCCTGGAGACCATCACTTCTGACGCCATCAACCCGGCGCTGGCGCTGCTGCCGGCCGGCATGGATACGCCGGCCGCGCGCGTCATGCTGCTGGCGATCGGCCTGCAGGAAAGCCGCTTCGTGCACCGGCGCCAGATTGGCGGTCCGGCGCGCGGGTTCTGGCAGTTCGAGAAGGGCACCCGCGCCAGCCGCGGCGGCGTGTGGGGGGTGTTTCTGCACGCGGCGAGCAAGGATCACCTGGCGGCGTTGTGCAAGGCTCGCAGCGTGGCCTGCGACCCGGACGCGATCTATGCCGCGCTCGAATACGACGACGTGCTGGCGGCCGGCGTCGCGCGGCTGATGCTGTGGACCGATCCGAAGGCGCTGCCAGCGATCGGCGATGCCGACGCTGCCTGGAATCTGTACCTGCGCACGTGGCGCCCGGGCAAGCCGCATCCGCAAACCTGGCCGGATCTCTACCGCCAAGCTGCCGCGCAGGTGCTGCGGTGAACCCGTTCCTGCGCATGGCTCTGCCCTGGATCGGCGGCGCCGCGGTCCTGATGGCGATCGGAGCCTGCGTGGTGCTGTACGGGTCCAGCCGCTACGACGACGGCGTGGCGAAGGCCAACGCTGACCACGCCTTAGCCGAGCTGAACGAGTTCAAGACCCAGACCGGCCGTCTGGCCGGCATCGCCACCACCTTCGAGGCCAGCGCGGCCGAGCTTCGCACCGCCGGGCCCAAGATCATCGAGAGGTATACCCGTGTGGAAGTCCAAAGCCCTTTGCCTGCTGGCTGCCGTATTGACGCTGGCCGGCTGCAGCACATCAACGAAGCCGGCCGCCTGGCCAATACTGCCGGCCAACCTGGCCCAGCCGTGCCAGCCGGTGGCCGAGGTGACCAGCGATAGCTGGGACGACTTCGCCCGAAGCTATATGACGTTGGCGGCCCTGTATGGGGAGTGCGCTGCGCGGCATCGCGCGGTGGTGGGGGCCTGGCCAGACTAGCGCGGCGCCATCCCCTTGCGCAGCTTGGCCGGCGCTTCCAGCAGTTCTGCCGTCATCTGGTCCATTTCCACCACACAGGGCTCGGTGGCCAGGCCCGCCAGGAGCTCGTCGTAGATGTCCCCCATCAGCCCGGCTGGCCGCTTCAGGTCGCCGGACACCTGATGCAGGCGCAGCAGCATCGAGCGCATGCGCTTGACCTCCCATAGGAGGGCCAGCACATCGGCGTTCCACGGCTGACGCTCGCGGATGGCGCGCAACTCGGAATGGGTGAGGGGGGCTTTGAACGGCAT